GGTCTCGTTGTTCATGCTGATAGAATCTGCTATGTTGTATTCATAGTATTTCTTCCAGAATGCGTTCACTGTGTCAGCATGGTCGTCGTGAAAAGTTATGTTTACAGGTTCGTAGGCTATCCGTGTCGCCGCGTACATCTTCTTGTTGTACTGTGTCTTCTCCTCATAGCTCATGTTGTACTTGGGGAGGTCGCATGATTTGACAAGGTATCCTAATTGATATCTTTCGTTGGAGTTGAACCCGTTTACAAAAAGTGACTCGTCCGTATCAAAACGCACATAGAACAGGAACTTCTGCTTTGGCATCAGTTTGTAGTTGTCGTCTAAATACAACCTTGATGCGTGTTGGTAGTCTTTCATACCAGGTAATCCGTCCTGGAAACCTTTTAAGAAGTTATTGATCTTTGGCATAGTGTTATTTATAGTCACAAAAAAAGCGCCATATAAAGGCGCTTTTGATGTTTATAATTGCTTGTTTGATTCTTACTGTCCGCCACCAGTACTCAGAGTACCGATAGTTCTCGCAACGGCCGTTCCGATTCCGGTTCCTTGTGGGGTCTGGATCGCGTTGTCGTATCTGATCTGCATGGTGATTGTCGCTGGATCTGAAGTTGCGTATGCCAACGAGTTGTAGTTCACGTTCTCAACGTATGCACCGTACAATTCAAATGTCTCTAAAACATTTGGTGCACTCGCTCCGTTACCACCATCAAGCATTTCAATTCTACCAGTGAATTTGTAGTCGATACCTGATGCCGCACTTGCTTGTTCGAAGAAGTCGAACTGTTTCTGGATCTGTTCACCAACCAGTTTGGTCACAGAGTTGTTAACGTCATCTCTCAATGTGATTGTGATTGCTTCCCAAGTGTGTTTACCTGCAACGTATACTTTTGAGTTATACACATCTAGTGTTACTGTATCAAAAGATAATTGTGGTCTTGTTATATCAATAACTTGTTTTGTAAGTTCTGATCTTGGTGTTGATACTCCAAAATTCTCCAGGATCGCTCTAAAACGATATTGTAGTTTTGGCATCAATAAACCTTGTGATGCTGAACTCTGATCGTTTGATAAAGGTACTGTGAATTTTGATAAAGTTGATATTGCCATCTGTTTCTCCTATTTATTCAAAATTAGTTCCCTAACTTTGCAATCTCTCCTGTGTTTTTGATTCTCAACGGTATGTAAATGAACTCGACCGATTTCACTGGTTCGATCGCGATGTCCACATACAGTTCGTTCCTGTCGATCCTTGTAGGCGTGTTGTTTGTGTCATCACACACTACTAGGAAGTCAAACAATGCTCTCTGACCAACAAGTTCTAACAAGAATGACTCAACTGCTTGTTTGATTTCGTTTCTTGTTAGTTCATCGTTTGGTTCAAAGATGAACGGTTTAGCGATTGCATCTAATTGTGATCTTAGATACACTGCTAGTCTCGAAACATTGATCCTGTCAAGTGCCGATGGTGCCGTCGTTTTTGTCAAGTTACCAAAGTTCACGATACCTGCACCTGAGAAGAAAGTGATTGGGTTCACTTTGACCTCGTGCATTGAATCTCTCACTGACTCCGTAACAGATATAGTTTCAAACTCTCCAGAACTTGCATTGATGTAACCAACTGATGTAGCATTGTCAACGACACCTCTTCTTGTTCCTGATGGTGCGAACCATGGGAAAGCGATGTTGTCGTTGTTTGCCAGTGTTCTCAACATCATGTGTGATGGTGGAACAACAATTGATTTACCTGCGTTGTCTGTGGTCAAACCAGACGGATAAAACACACCCAAGTAATCACTAGAGCTCGTTAAACCATCCTCACCGTTGTCAAGTGCACCGGCAGTGTTGTTCGCCCAGTTCTGTATTGAAGTAGATGTTCCTTCTAGTCTTAAAGGTGTGTCACCTACTACAAACGCTGTGTTGTTTCTGTCTGTGTTTAGATTGATCATGTTTGCAATCGCTTCTGGGTAACCAGGTGTAGCGATAACATTGTAACCTCTTTGGTCTTCTCTTATCGCCTGGTTGGTGTCAATCTCAGATTTGATTTGCTCAACAATTACTTTTCTCTGTGCTTTTCTACCAAAAGATCCAGAGCCGTCTGCGTTGTTGCTAGATTTAGTGACCCATCTGTCTGGGTAGTAAGTAGACACAGATTCATTGCTCTGTCTGATGTTACCCAATCCTGCTGATAGGCTTCCTGGATATTTCGTAGTAGTCACGTAACTGTTTTTGTATTCTTTAACGTTGTAGCCTGATCTTCTCGTGTTCCATAACAATATACCATTTGGATAGTTTGCTGGATCCGGAGCGTCAGGGTCTAAGAAGTTGTCGCTCAACAAGTCTTTGATAGAACTTGGCGTTCCTGCACCTTCGGTGTCTAGGCTGTCTGCCTTGTCTGCCGTTGCGTGCCATCTTGCGTCTGCGAAAACAATACCATTTTCTGTTGTTTGGTCTGTTTTGTCAACTAGTTCCCATGCCGCACCAGATGTAGTAACTGCTACTTGGTTCGCCGTGTTTGTTGAACTCAACGTCGCCGATGTGTTGTATTTGTAAAGTTTTGGATAATTCTCAAGATCACTCGTGTCAATCCATAAGTCGTTGTTCACAAGTGCTGTACCATCTGATTGTTTAGTTGGTGCAGTTGCACTGAACTGTGGACCATTTGGATCTGTATCTGCGTATGAACTATCATAGTTTTGATAACCAACAAATGTTGTGCCATTGTGGATCATGATGTCCGCTTCGTCTATAGAAGTGTCATACCATAATGTACCGTCCGCTGGTTCATTTGTAGGCGCACTTGTAGATGCAGTGTAACTCAATCTCTTCCAGTTACTTGCCACGATACCTGTGTTTGCAGAGGAGTCAATTGTGTCTCCTGTTGGAATGTCATACAAGTTGTCGACCAATGTTGTGCTGTTCGCCGTGTATGTTCCATACTCGTGTGCAGTTGCTTGGCTGAAACCAGCATCTGCTAATGGAGTGCCGTTCTCACCGTCAAACATCCTGAATTCACCGCCTAACACGTGTTCCAACACGATGGCACCAGTTGACAATTTAGATGCCCTGATGTTGATCAATTCATCTTCTGATGTAGCCGAAGCATTTGCATTCACTTTTGCATTGACCGCCGCCACGAATGCATCTGCGTCCGTGCCACCCAATGTGATTGTGATTTCTGCACTTAAACCCTCTTGGTTCTTCCTTGATTCCTTGATCGTGAAAGTCTCTGTGCTTGTGAAAGTTGGAGAAGTTTCAAGACTTGTGATCTTAGTAACGCCGCCTTCGTATCTGAAGAACTGGAAGTTACCCAAGTTTGGAGTTGTGTCTGTTGAATCACCTGCCGTGATCGATTCCTCTGTGATGTTGTACTGTGCGTACAAGTCACCAACACTCAAACCTGTTCCACCGTTGGCAGGATCTAGGTTGTAGATCGCTGAGTGGTGAGTTGCATATAGTGGACTTGAAACTGTTGAGAAACTGCCAGCGGATGTGCTGTAAAGTTTAGCAACCAAGTTAGCACCTGCGTTTGCACTAGTTGTCTTGAACCAAACAGAACCGTTAGGTCTGTCCTCACTTGCTGAATCGTCATCCCAAAGTGGTCTGTTGGTGTGTTTGTCTTGGAAGAATTTCACACCATTGTAAGTGCCTGCTGTAATTGATAATTCTGCCAATACACCGTTTCCTTCTTCGAATCTGATTGTGTTTGCACCCGCGGATGAATCACCCAGTGCTCTACCGTTGTGGAAGATCTCTAGGTTTCCTGTAACACTGTTCACACTTGCTGAAACGTTGGTAACGTTTGATCCGATCGCTGTGGCAACATCTGATAAGTTTATTCCACCTGGAGTGATTGTGATGCCGTTCATGCTGAAAGTGTTACCACTTGTCACTGTTGTGCCTGAGTTCACTGTGATGATTGGCAACGAAGTGTGCCAGTCCGCTGATCCCAGTTGTACCCAAGTACCGCTTGATGTCTTCTTGTATGTCTTGTTGTTGTTCTTTGTTGTCACAATGGCATAATCACCTGTTGTGCCTAGATATGTTTCTGGAACACCAGTGGCAACGTTGCCCACTTGGTCACCAGTGTCGTTCACTAGTATTGGAGTTATTGCTGTGAATTTCTGATCTGTTTTTGACCACTCAAATAAACCATAACTGCTTGATGCAAGGTCAAACCAGTATGTGCCATCTGTTGGTACCGCCGTCGGTGCAGAAGCACTTCCGATCAATTCTGCTGTGTTTACATTTGCTCTTAGGACGTATGCTCTGTTGGCAACTCCTAGGAAACTGTAAGCCGCTTGTAGACCCCATTCGTTCAATTCATACCCATGTAATGAACTTCCTGATGTGTCTGTGTAGAATTTTGGATCTCCAAAAGTCTCTGTTAATTCTCTCTGTGACGAGATCAAGTATGCTGTGTTGGCGTTTGCGGTTGTTGTACCTGCCGCTGTGCCGTCACCTGCTCCGTTGTTCTTGTCTTGTGCAGATGCTACTATGAATAGTGGTGTAGTACCCGCATCTGATGGTACGTAGAAACTTTCATTTATTACTGAAACCTCTACTCCTGGTGATGTTAATGCCATTTTTCGTATTCTCCTTGCAAGTTACGTATATACTAGAGTTATTTATTCAATCGTATGGTTTTTATGACAGAATTTACCGTTTTGACGGTGCCTATATAGGGAACGTAAATAACGCTATGCGATACGCAAATAGACCATTGTGCAAGACATGTAAGACCAAACCCAGGGCATATGCCTACAAGCGAAATGACACTGTGTACTGGCGTAGCCAGTGTGACACCTGCATCAGGAAGAAGGCCGGCAAGAAGGTAGGAGGTGTCACTGCACTCGAGCGATCAGGCTATAAAAAGCGTAAGAAATGTGAACTGTGTGGATTCAAAGCACAGGATAAGGCACAAATGGATGTGTTGTTCGTGGACGGGGATCTACGGAATACTGCGGCTACCAATCTAAAAACTGTTTGCGCCAATTGCCAAAGGTTGTCCAGCACCCGTAGGTTGGGATGGCGTGTGGGTGATCTTGTTGCTGACGATTAGATTGTCTACTTTTGCGTATAAATCCTCTTTGGTGCCATCATTTTCTATCACAATATCAAAGTCCCAATCCATCCAATCCCATTCAGATTTGTGGGCACCTCGTTTTTGCATTTCCTCTTTTGAGGGCAATTCACCTCTTTTGACCAATATAAGTTTGCCACCAGATTTCTGTATCACTTTCAGTTCGTTCTGGAAACGTGTGTCTGCTATTACTGTGGGTGTGCCTTTGTATCGCATGATACAACTGTCTATCCAGATGGTGTCAAGCATCTGACCACGCATCACTTCAGTGCCAAAGTATTGTAACACCCAACGTGGCGTCACTTCCTTGCCAAATTTCTCACTCCAGAACTTGTCAGGTTGTTCCCTCCAATGCCTGCTGGATTCTGTCTTGCCTTCCAGCATCTCCCTGTCCCAATTGAACATTGAACTCACAGCATCTTTCAAAGATTTCGCAAATGAATCTTTACGGAATCCGTGTTTTTCTGCAAGCCTGTCAGACACAGTGCCTTTACCAGAACCTATTAAACCTACGACACCTATCAGCATTAGGTTTATTATACTATTTTTTCAGACGTTTTTCAATCTCTTTGATGGCTTTTCTTCCGGATCTCAGTATTGATGCCCTCAGTGTTTTTTTGCGTTCTTTCAACGCCTTGATGCTCATTATCTCCAACTCCTCTACCAACTTTTCCAGTTGGTCCAGTGTAAGGTCAGAGTATTTCTTGTAATTGGATTTCTTCATAGCAGGGTATTTAAATGGAAATTATGGTGTATTAACCAATAACAAAACTGTGTGGTGTGCCGCCTTCAGCGAAGTTACCAATCTCGTTTTCTAGTCTCTCCATCTCTGCCTGGCCTTCGGTCTTTAACGCATCACCATTGAGTGTTGTACCACCCTGTGGACCAGCGATGGTATTGAATTTGCCTCTCGCTTCTCCTAGCATGACTTTTGATACTGCCAGTGTGTAATCTCTGATCCAAGGTTTGGAATATATGTCCTTGAATAAAGTTATGTCAGGTCTAAAATTGTCTGTGTGCATCAACACCGTCTCGTTGTCTGCTCTTGGTCGCTGTGTTATCGTCAATTTTTTCGTAGCATTGTCATAATGGAACTGTATGAAACTGCCAAAAAGTTTTCCCACAAGTTCTTGATAAGAAGCGAAAGCGTAGTAGGTTGCTAGGCCACCTGTGGCGCCTGCCCTGAGTAGGTAAGTGTTTGTGTATGCTAGATTGAAAGGTTCAAATAGTGTACCACCCTCGCCACCTTCTGTACGAGATCCAACCGTCCTTCTGTGAAGACTCCTCACGTTGATGACTTCATCTGGTAAAATATATGAATTTTGATTCTTTTTCAACTCAAGGAAAGCATATGATTCTTCCACAGCATTTGACGATCTCTGCCTGAATTTGTTGATCGCTCTTTCAAGTGCTGTTTGATAGTGTTTTGGATCTAATTCCACGTCAATCATACCTTCACCTAGGTTATTTTTGACGTAATCGAATATCTCTTGTTGTCCTGTTTGCAGTTCTGACATACTCATATTTATTGCCTTTGCCTGTGCAATAAATATGTGTGATATGCCAAGATTATCCATTTTCAAGCCTGAAAAGGGCAATGACTACAAGTTCTTCGATCGTAACATCAAAGAGATGTTCACTGTGGGCGGAACTGACCTACACTTCCACAAATATCTAGGACCTTATGATCAGGGCTCAACGAACAAGGACGGTGATGCTTCACCAACACAACCACAGTATTCTGGGGACAGCCTTAATGAAAGAACCATACAAGATCTGCTATTTTTAGAGAACAGGGACAGGAAATATTCAAGCGATGTGTATGTTGTGAGAGGTATCTACAACGTACAAGATGCTGACTTCAACCTTTCGCAGTTTGGTATGTTTTTACAGAACGACACACTGTTTTTGACCGTACATTTGAACGACATTGTTGAAAGGATTGGTAGGAAACCAATGAGTGGTGACGTGATAGAGTTTCCACACATGAAAGAGGACTACAGTCTAGATGAATCGATACCCATAGCATTGAAAAGATACTACGTGGTAGAAGATGTGAACAGGGCCGCGGAAGGTTTCTCACAAACTTGGTGGCCACATCTACTTAGATTGAAGATGAAGACACTTGTGGATTCACAGGAATTCCGAGATGTGATTGGTGATGCGACCACAGAAGGTTCTGTAGCCAACTACATGAGCACCTACAATAGGGAAAAAACCATCAACGATCAGGTTGTGTTGCAGGCAGAACAGGATTCACCTAAGGCAGGGTTCAACTACAAACAATACTATGTGGCACCTATAGACGAGAGGGGTAATATCAGGACAGACAATGTCAACACAGAACAAGACAGGGCGAGCAGTGATCAGACCGTTAATGCTGTTATCGACTCACCGGCAAGTTCACACTATGGTTTCTACCTCGACGGGGACGGTGTCGCACCAAATGGATATCCTGCAGGGTTTGGAATAAGTTTTCCAACATCAGGGATAGACAAAGGAGATTACTTCTTAAGGACGGATTACTTGCCAAACAGACTATTCCGTTATGACGGTAACAGGTGGATAAAGATAGAAGATTCAGTGAGAATCAACATGACAAACAACGATTCCAGGGCAAACTACAAGACAGGATTTGTCAATAATACCAGTGAAGCAACAATAAATGGATTAACTACAAAACAAAGACAATCGCTGACTGATGCTTTGAAACCAAAGGCTGACAATTAATGTTACATTTCTACGAAGGACAGGTTAGGAAATTTCTCACTCAATTCATCAGGATATTGAGTAATTTCTCTGTGGAGACAGGCAGGGGAAAAGATGACTCGATCAGTCTGAGGGCGGTACCTGTCGTGTATGGAGATCCTACTAGGCAGGTGGCAAACATAATCAGAAACAACAGTGAAAACGCATTAAACTACGCTCCTAAAATTGCTTGTTATGTGAGAGAATTAAATTATGATAGGGAAAGAATGCAAAATCCTTATCACATTGAGAAACAGCATTTAAAAGAAAGAGATGTTTTAGAAGACGGCACTTACGGCACACAACTTGGTGCTGGATACACAGTAGAAAAAGTCATGCCGTCGCCGTTTAGACTCGAAGTCACGGCAGATATTTTTTCATCAAACACAGATCAAAAATTACAGATAATGGAACAGATTTTATACTTGTTCAATCCAGACTTTGAAATACAAAAGTCTGACAATTACATTGACTGGACGTCATTGAGTTATGTTGAATTGACAGGGATAACGTTCAGTTCAAGGACCATACCAGTTGGTGCCGAGTCAGAAATCGATGTGGCCAGTTTGCGATTCTCGATGCCTATATGGTTGTCTCCACCAGTGAAGGTAAAAAAGTTAGGCGTTGTGCAGAAAATTATAATGAGCATATACGATGATGACGGTGGAATAACGAAAGGACTGATAGATGGAGAACTAGCATCAAGAAGTTACATCACTCCAAACAATTTTGGATTGTTAGTCACAGGAAACCAACTGCGACTACTAGGTACCACAGGTGTCAATGCAAAATCAGGCGGAGATGGTTTTCACACTGGTGCTAACGATCCTGGCCTTGCAGATCCTTTCCAAACGTTTGGTCCTGCAGTCAACTGGAAAGTATTGTTAGACCAATATGGCAAGGTCACGAACGGTACCTCACAGATCCGATTGAAACAACCCACAGGCAATGAGATAGTTGGAACAATAGCCACCACTTCATTGGATGATACGATTTTACTGTACACCATAGATTCTGACACTATACCTAGCAACACACTTACTGCTGTGAAAAAAATAATAAATCCAGCCACGTTTGATCCAGGAACACCCGCAAACGGAGACAGGTATTTGATCATAAATGATGTTGGAGACAGCACAGCGACTTTCCAGAGTCAAAATTGGGGCACATTGGTGGCCAGTGTTGGCGACATAATTGAATACAGAACCAGTACATCTAAATGGCACGTGGTGTTTGATGCATCAAACCCAGATAGCACCCAGCATTACATTACCAATCTCAACACCGGCATCCAATACAGATTCAACGGCACAGAATGGGTTAAATCTTATGAAGGAATTTACACACAAGGTAATTGGACCATAGTGTTGGATGGAAATTATCCTGGTGATGATGATGCACAACAGGACGCAACAACTCCTTGATAATCTAAAGTGTATTTGTTATAATAAGAAATGAAAGATAATATAGTCTGTTCTGGCGCACTGTTCTATTCTACAAGCACGAAAAGATTTTTGTTCTTACAACGGACAGATAAGAAAACACAAGGCATGTGGGGATTGGTTGGTGGTAAGAGCAAATTCACGGAGAGTGCTTTCGAAGGACTGAAGCGTGAGATACAGGAAGAAGTGGGCGACACTCCCAAGTTCAAGAAGGTCATACCACTTGAGATGTTCACATCAAACGATCAGAAGTTTTTCTTCCATACGTATCTCGTGGCCATAGAGTCAGAGTTCATACCTAAGTTAAATGCGGAACATTCCGGTTACTGCTGGACCGCGTTCGAGTGCTGGCCCAAGAACCTACACATGGGCCTGAGGAACACACTCAATAACAAATCGATAAAGGGTAAGTTACAGACTATATTGGATCTGATAGTCTAGTCGTTCTTGATGTAAGTTTTTCCAGTTAGATTTTCAATGTCCCGGATCATCTCTTCCATGTTGATCCTGACTGTTTTGCCAGTTTTTACGTTTCTAGAGTAGTATTCCCACTCTCCCGCTTGGTTGTGTGGTGAAATTTTAGTTACGTTTCCAGCCTCGTCTCTTACAAACACTTCGGCACTAGATGCCTCGTCCTTGGCATAAATGTGTGCCTTGTCTGCAACCGTTGTGGGATCTGATCCAACGGTCAATGCGATTGGACTCGTGAATGTCTTGGCACCCGTAATGGTCTGGTCTGTCGAAACCAACACCGTGTCTGCCGTGGATGCACCCGCTGATCCCCTCAGCATGTGTACCCGGTATCCGTTAACAGTTGTACTTGCTCCCGATGTCGACGCCGCCTTTACGGTCACACTGCTACCACTCTGTGTTGCGGTGAATTGTAATTGATCCGTGCCTTTCGTTGATAGAATGGGGCCGGCACTTATGTACACGTCGTCATTTGACACCACCGTCACCTCAGACACGCTGGCCGCACCCTCTGTGGCGTTGTAGCCCGTGAACACGTAGAACGCACCCGTGTAGGTGGAGTTGCTGAATGAGTCCACTGTTGTGGCAGTTGAGCTGACTGTTGTGGCACCAACGATATTCACGTTGTCACCAGTTGATGCTGATTCACTGTCTGATAACAGTATCCTGTATGACGTCACCCTCAGATCAGGTTCATTGCCTGCCACGCTCAATTCAACGT